AGTTAGCTGCGCCGAAAGCGCATTTGAACCGTTGAAAATGCTAAGTGACAACCGGTCGCTTGAATCAAAACGAATTGAATCATCATTAAAGTCTGTATTTCCGCCTTGGAACAATACCCTGTCAGAACTTCCAACTGTAGCTTTTTTAATCCATGCGCTCCAAGTCCAGGTTGTTTGATTACCTGCAGAACTTGGGGTTCTATTTAAGTACGCACTATCTGCGCTGTTGAATCTAAGCGACCTGGATATTTCAAAGCCCGCACCAGGCCCAGCAGCCGTCGCTGCTAGAAACAGCGGACTTGCAGCACCAGGAATACTCATGAAACGTTCAGCAGCGAAGTAACCGTGATGCGCGTTGCGCTCTCGCAATAATAAGCCAATACATCAACAGCAGCAGCCGTTGTCGTCAACGTTGGCGCCGTACCACCAGCAAACTTATATTTCGTGCCCGCATAAGCAAGCGTCCTGCTTCCCGTTCCATCCTGAGTAATCACAATCACACCGGACTGCCCAGCAGTCACGTTGGTTGGATCGCCAAGTGTTCGATTTCCGGCGATGGCCAAAGTAAAATTGTTACCAAGGCTGAAATCGACCGCCACGGTTGCCCCATCGGTTAATGCAACAGGCGTTCCACGCTGTGCTTTCGTAAAGCTCTGAGTAATGGCAAGGCCAGCCAAAGTCGTAGTAGAAGCTGGGATCGTGACCGTAACGTCAGCACCTGGATCGGCAACACTCAGCGTCAGCTCATGTGCGTCAGGCGTTGCACCTTCAAAGATCAGGCTGCCGTTGAACGTAGCGTTACCTGCAAAGGTTGACGTGCTGTCGAACGTCGCAACACCCGTAACGTCCAACGTTCCAGGGACATCAACGTTGCTTGTAAATTCAACGCCCGTTCCATTAGTATCGGTTTGCAGCAGTTGACGCGCACTGCCATTTGCAAGCTTGCTAACTGCAATCTCAGCCGTAGCACTTACGTCAGCGTTGACGATCGTGGCATCAGCGATCATTGCGCTGGTAACTGTCCCCGTATCGCCAGAAGTAATAACGTTGCCGGTCACATTGGGGAATGTGATCGTGCGATCAGCCGTTGGATTGGTGCAAGTAATCGTTAATTCGTGCTGATCATCAGCAGACCCTTCAAAGGCCAAGACAGCGTTCTGACCCAGCAACACCGTGCCAGTAAATGTTGGGCTAGCTGCGCCAATTTTTTCCGCGTCAAGCTCCTGCAATGCAGCCTGCACGTTTGTGGCTGCAATATTGCCAGTCGCGACAACAGAAATATTTGATGCAGTCTGGCCAGCGATAGCGTTGGAGACATCGATTAATTGGAACGTGCTTCCCGCGCCCAAAGATATGAGCATGTCTGGCGGTGCCAAACTCACTGCAGGCGCATTGCCTGAACCCGTTCCAGAGTCACTAACAACCACGTAATAGTTGAGGTTGCCTGTTGCAGGCGTCGGCAACGCACCACCAGCCGTAAAGCCAGCAGCAGAGCCAGCAGTCGTAACAGAACCAACTAAATTTGTATTGGCGTTATATGTTCCAGCGTTAACAAGGTTGCCGCTGATAACTGTGATCGGCAGGAAAGATTCAGATGTAAAAATATACAGATCTTCGTTTTTTTCGTCAAAAAATAGCTGTCCTTTGTAATCACCAGCTGGGAACGTGACGACGTTATCGGTTGCGCCAGCGCCACCAAATTTGCAAGTTGATTGATCAGCAAGCTTTGCTGCGGTAACTGCATCAGATGCAAGCAGCGAACTTCCGATTGTTCCGCTTGTCAGCTTTGCGGCTGAAATTGCAGGAATGTCATCAGCAGCAAGCGTTGCGCCTGTACTTACATGGCCTTGAGCGTCAACTGTAACCTTGGTATAAGTGCCAGGGGTGGCCGTATTGCTGTGGTTTAAATTGCCGTTGCTATCAACAGCAAGTCCTGTTCCAGGGATGACAGCGCCTTTAGCACTGCTGGTAGCAACTGGCAGATCTGCAGCCGCTAAAACACGCCCGCCAGTAACTAAGCCCTTCGCGTTATAAGTCACCACATGATGAGTGGTGCTAGCCGATACGTCGTTATTCACTTCAATAGTGTTGGAATCCATGCGGAGTCCTTCACCGTTGACAATCACACCGCCTTTGGCGCTTGTCGTTGCAACAGGAATATCACTGCCATCAATCGTTCTAAGGGCAACCGTTCCACCAGCACTGGTTGGCCCAGCCATAAACTGGTTAGCTGCAGTCGTGTTATCAATCGTTGCTGCAACTGTGACGTTGCCGCTGCTAGTCGTTGCTGTGATGTTGATGGTGCCGGTTGTGTCACCAGTCACCGCATTAATTGATCCTGACGCTTTAAGACTGAGCCACGCCGATCCGTTCCAGCAGTAAAGAGCGTTGTCGTCAGTGTCTAAAGCGAGCTGTCCCACGAAAGCCCCAGAACTGGGCAGCGTTGTAACTAGGTCAACAGTGGATTCGTTAGCAAGTTTGGCGGCGGTAATACCGTCATCGGCAATCTTTGCTGTAGTAACCCCAGCATCAGCAATGTCTGCTGTGGCAATACCACCAGCAGCAAACAAGATCTTTGCGCCTGGAATGGTGTCGTCAGCAATTAGCGTGACGCCGTTTGCGACCAGATCGCCAATCGTTAGCTTCTTGGTTTCACTTGCACTGTTGTCAACAACAGCAACCAAGTCAGCAGTAGCCAGGTTGTTCCCGGCCAGAGCTGCTAGTTCACTGATTTTTAAATCAGCCATTGGTGGTCAGCTCCCTGCTTAAAGGTCGGTCTCTAGCAGCAGTTTAGCTGCAGCGTCTTGATCTAAGAGTATGTCACTAGCATCTTCTTGCAAGACCGCTTCACCCACGAACGTATCCATCTTCAGCTCTACCGCTCCAGTTGTAATGAAGTCTGCCGTAATTTGAACTGCAGCATCTGGTGAAAACTGCACGGCGCAAGCTGTTATGACAGCGTTAAATTCATAAAAAACATCGTCAGACTCAATCGTTGCAGACCCGTCAGGGCTGTAACCGCCTGCTTTAAGATAAAACCTTGCGTGAAATTCGCTGCCAACTTTAGTGCGTAACGAAAGCTCGATTAGATAATTAGGCAGTTCTTTTACCGAGTCGCCTGTGTATTCCCAAAAGCAAGACATGCGCCCAGAGCCAGACATTAACGTGTTAATCCGACTTCTAAACTCATCAGACAACGTTGTTGTATCAACAGTTTCGCGCTCAGTATTAAGCTCATAACTACTCACCTGCGCCAACAAACGACTGACTTCGTTTTCAACAGTTACTGAAATTGGAATCGCGTTGCCAGGGGTAGCAAGCACTACTGCATTTGTCACCCCACCATTCACGGCATGAGCAAAGCTGTTGTAAAGCCTTATCCCGCCAAGCTCGTTGACGTGAATAAACTTTTTTGCGCTTGAATCTGTGTAGCCATTAATAAAATCAAGAGCACTACCATCAGTGCTTTTAATTTCAATTTGGTCACCAGTTATTAATTGCCCATGCTCAAATTCAAAACTAAACCGTCTTGCCGTAGTGTTTACGTCGCCCGTATTAATTGTTGAACTAAGCTCGCTGCCATCAAACTGACGCCTTAACTCAACTTTGCCAAATGAACCAAGGTAAACACTCATGAGATTGTGGCGGTTAGCAGCTCTCCCGTTCCAATAAACGAAATCTCAGCACGCACTAGATCAGCAGTAGCAGCACCCATCGTGGCACTTGAAACGTAAGCCTTGATTTTGATGTCGTTAATGTCCGCACCATCCACCCAACGGAATGTCAGATCAACGGTGTCGCTACTGGTAACACCAGCCGAACCAGTCTTGACCAGTGCGCTCAACAGGCTTGTGGTATTAACCGAGCCGTTACCATCTTTGTAATAAAGCAGGCTGCAGCTACCCGTATAGCCAACAACACCTGGAACGTAACTGCGAATATTCTCACTAAGCGTTGTGGTCTCTAACGTCTCAAGGTTTGCTTGCACCGAAAAACTGGACACCTTTGCAAGAGTCGTACCAGCGACTTGCAAGACGCCATCTCTTCCGGTGTAGACCTTTGCCATCAGGCTGAATCAATGATGCCAATTAAATTCACTGTAACAGTGCTCAACCCAGGCCGCACCTGAGTCATCTGTGGTGGACCCTCATAACGGTAGGAATTGCCAGACGCTTCCGCGCCAATTGTGTCCCGACTTCCCTCCCAGCCTTTCTTTGCAAAATCTCTACCGATCGTAAACGTCGTAAGCGTACCTTTCATCTCGTCGTAGTGGTCAATAAACAACTCGGCGTTAGCGTCAGTGACGTTGGCGTAACTCAATGACAATTTCATGTTGGTGCGGTTGCTGCCATACAAAATCCGTTTTTCCGCACCGTTTTGCGCTTTAAAGGTTTTGACCGGGTAATCCCCTGCATCAAAGGAACGGCTGGTTGGAACAAGGCCAGGAAATGCCATTAGAAGATTTTGAAGACACCGTGCAAGACTGACTGAACAAGCTTGCTTTTGCCGTCATCATCGCAGGGATGCTCCGAAGCAACAATATCCACAGTGCCTTCCTCTGAAAACGTCAGTTGCTCTACAACGTAAACCTTCTGAGAAGTACTGCTTTCATTGACTGTAAATACAGAGCCTTGAAAGGTTGAGTCTTGAACGTGATTGTTGGAAACAGTCATTATTCCTGTCTCTACATCCTCTGATCCTGACTTGAAAAAGGTAACGTTGTACTGACCATCGACAAGTTCTAAAACGCTGGTCACCGCTCCACTGCTTGACACAGTTCCGTTGTTGGCGCTGTTATATGGACTGGATTCTGTCACCACCTTGATATACGAACCAGCCGTAAGGTTTAGGCCATGCACTGTTGTTGAAAAATTAATCGTATGCGTAACTAATTCGCGCAATGAAAGGAAATATTTTGCGATTAATTTTGCGTGTTCTTTAGACGTGCAAAATTGTGTTAAGTCGAATTGCTCTTGAGGAAGAAGCTCAGTGGTAGACTCGCTAAATCCCTTTGAGACAACAGTTAAAGTCCTTTCTTCAGGCAATTTGTTTTGACGTTCCTGCCTATACCTCACCACTGCTTTAAACGACCTGCGCTCCTCTGACCTTAAATATTCAACTTTAAAGCTATCTTCTAATATGTTTCCATTAGTAAAAAGTTGGGAAATAGGTATGGGGCCTTCGTTCATTGCTCCGCTTTCATAAGTAGGCAAAGCAGGTTTTAAAGAAAACTTACCGTCAGAAATTACAAAGTTACACAAAAAGTTTGGAGCCGTATCTATAACAAATTGCCGCAAGTTTGTGCGCTCAACAATTGGTCCGTTAAAAGCTAGCTTGTATGTGTCTAAAAATTTTGAAGTTTCTTTCATTGTTTCTTTGTCTATTAAAGATGGATTGCTTGCAGTCATTCCTAGCAACGCACCAGCGCCAGCCGTTTGATCTGTAAACAAGTAGTAAACGAGATCAGTCAGCAAATTGCTTGAACCAATGGCGTTGTTGTCCCCATACGCTTTTGGCCTGTCAGGGTGCAACCGCTCCACATGAATACCTTCTGCCACCCAACAACGCAATTGATCTAATTGTGAAAAATTGCGCCCTGCTTTTAATGACAATCCTGCTAGCGTCAAATCATTAAACTGTGCAACTGGGTCGTTTTCTTGAATTTCGTTTACATAAACAACTTGATGTTCTGGAGAACTACTGTTTGACTTTTCTACAAATTCACGGTACTGACTAATGTCAGAATATTGTGTCTGCCCTGCAAAAACAGCTTCGCTGGTAAAAGTTTCAGGTGTTGTTGTTGTGTTTAAACTGCCTATTCGGTATAAAGCCCCTGCCCGCGAATAAGATGTTTTAAATGGATTGTTGTCGGAGATTAGCACCGTATGAGAAAATTCTTCGCCTTGATCCCAGTTTGACGTAGTCCCTGGCAAAACAGTTATGGCCGGGCTTTCCCAAACAAATTCTTCAATACCGGTAAAATTATTACTGGTTTGTCTTGCTGTGCTTGTCAGGGAAAGTTTTATTGTTTTTGCCCCGGAATTTGTTTCAGTTACTAAAAAAGGTTGACTACGCCCTCCAGCCCCAACAGCCGCTGCTGATCCAAACATTTCATAGTAATATCCTTGATTTCTTCCGCCAATAGTATCTGTCTGTTCAACACTTGCAATTCTAAATCTACGACCTGACCAAGTCATGGTCTGTTGGGTGCTAGGGTTGTAAGCAAATGGATTGCTAGAAGAGTAAGCTGTTCCTACCCCGTTGATAGCAGCAGAAGACTCCGCTCCTCTTTTTATATATATACTGCCGTCCTCCCCTTCTGGTTCTAAATTAAATCCCCCAGTGCTGCCAATTACGTCAACTTGCGTTGGGCTCCAGGTGTGATTCTCTCCAATACCTTTTTGGCGAACATAATGATCAACAGGTAACTCAACTTTAGTAAAAGTCCAATTCAACGCAATCCATCTGAATC